ATGGGGATTACATATTTTATTGAAATGATTCTAGAAATAATATTAGGTACAATAAGCTTCATTTGGTTAGCTACAAGCTTTCCAAAGTTTTTTATGTGGCTGATAATTATAGTATTGGCTATAAAAATTAAAGAGATTATAGAGATAAAGACGAAAGGGGGTAATGGGAATGGCAAATATGAAACCATATAATGAGAAAGATCCTCGGACTGGAAAATTGAAAAAAAGAGAAGATTTAACACCTATTCAATTACAGGTGATTGCTGAATTATTAGCAAATGGAGGAAATAAAACTAAAGCGTGTGAAAAGTTTGGTATTCAGAGAAAAACTTTATATAGTTGGTATGATAACGTGTTATGGGAACAGGAGTATAAAAGAGCATGTGAAAAATTATATAAAGGTGCGTTATCTCATGCTGTAAAGGGTATTGTAGATATTGCTAAAAATGGTGCTGGTAGAGATAAAATTAAAGCGTGTGAGGATATTTTAAAGCTGAATAACTACTTAGATACTAACATAAACATTGACGAAAATACCACAGAAAACATTACAGTTACGCTATTTAATGGCGATAATGAGGAAGAATCAGAAGAATAATCATGTTAAAAAAAACATTTGTTTTAATTAACATAGATTTTAAGCTGGATTATACTCTATAAATTTGATAAAATCGTTCTGAAATGTTAAATAAAATAAAACGACCCTTTTCTTTACATAGCAAATAATATGTGCTATAATATGTAAAAGAAAGGGGTGTAAATTTTATGATATACGGATATTGTAGATGTAGCACTGATGAAACTAAACAAGATATAACCAGACAGGAAAGAGAGTTAAAAGCCTTTGGTATAAATAAAATATATTGGGAATATGAGAGTGGTACTAAATCAGATAGAGAGCAGCTTAATATATTGTTAAATACAGTAAGTTCAGGTGATACTATTGCTGCAACTGAAGTTTCAAGAATAACAAGAAGCACTAAACAATTATGTGATATTATTGATTTCGCTAAGCAGAAACATATTAAACTAATCTTTGGTAGCTTTGTTGTTGATTGTACAAAAGAACTGGATGCAATGACAGAAGGTATGTTAAAGATGATGGGTGTATTTGCTGAAATAGAACGTAATGTAATAAGCCAAAGAGTTAAAAGCGGAATGGCAAATGCTAAAGCAAAAGGTAAGGCAATTGGAAGACCTTCAATATCTTTAGATAATCTACCAGATAAGTTTATTAAACATTATCCTAAGTATAGACAAGGAATAATTAATCAATCAGAATTAGCAAGATTATGTGATTGTACAAGACAGACAGTAAGCAAATATATAAAGATGTATGAGAATTGAGTGTCAGAATTGGCACTCTTTTTATATGGGGGAACCACCCTAAGAGTAATGGGGTATCCCCTGTTTGCCTACAGATATATTACACAGGCTATTTTATTACCATTATGACGACATAATTCATTTTCACTGATATTTAGTTTAATACTAAAAAAGGTACCATAATTTTATATGGTACCTTCTAACTAACTATAATTATTATCTATATCTTCCATTCATCATATTTTTCTTATATTCCTTTTGATTTATTAATCCAGCTTTTCTTTTATTATATGCTATATTCTCCGGATCGTTTAAAGTGCCATATGTTGGCGAATTCATATCTTTTGGTGGTAACGTTGGTTGGCTCCATTCCTTAATTTTTATTACAGCAATTACAATTATTCCTATTAAAATCCATCCCATATTAATCTCTCCTTTTATAATTTATTGATAAATTAATTATACTCTTTAATGTCAAATAATGTAAAGTATTTTAAACATTATCATTATATTGTGAATCACAAAATACAGGCAATGTATAAAATGAATTTGCAATGGAGTACACAATAAACACATAAATAAAAAAGTATATACATGTGAATTAAGAAAGGACGGTGATCGCACGAATATTACAATAGATACAAGATTATTTAATCCCACATATTTACCTCATTTAACAGATTATTCTAACAGATATGAAGTTTACTATGGCGGCAGGGGTTCGGGAAAGACGAAATTTGTTTTTCAGAAGTTACTTTATAAATCTTTAACAGACAAAAGACGCATCCTTTGTATGATGAAAACAACTAATGCAATTAAACAAGGAATATGGAGAGAATTAATGGATTTGTTGGATGAATGGCAGATTAAGAAGTTAGAAACGAAAACTTCAAAGCTAACAATTAACCGTTCTGACATGACAGTGATATTACCTAATGGCAGCGAGTTCATATTTAAAGGTTTGGACAATGAGGAAAAAGCAAAAGGTATTTCTGGAATATCAGATTTGTATCTTGATGAAGCTAACTTATTTTCACAGGATGATTTTATTGCTTTAAATGGTTCTGTGCGTTCAAAGAAATATAAAAATTTACAGGTGATAATATCTTTTAATCCAATGAGTAAACATAACTGGATTTATACCTATTTTGGTTTTGATACAGGAATAGTGCCGGCGAATACAATGATATTAAAAACAACATACAAAGATAATAAGTTTTTGCCAGATACATATCATGATGAGGTATTACTTCCTATAAAGGAAAGAAACCCACGTTTATATAATATTCTTGCTGAAGGTTTATTTCAGACAACTGATAAACTTATATTCAGTAATTGGAGTGTTGAAGAATTTAATCAAGATGAATTAATTAAAAATAATACAGAATTAACTACCTGTATCGGCCTTGACTGGGGATATAACGACCCTACGACAGTAATATTATCCTTGGCAGATGAAAAGACAAAAACATTATATATCTGTGATGAAATATACCGCAAGGGTTTAACAAACAGTGATATAGCAAGATTAATTAAAGAAAAGGGCTGGTATAAAAATACTATTGTTGCAGATTGTGCCAATCCTAAAGATATAGTTGATTTGAAACGTATGGGAATAGATAAAATAAGAAAATGCCGAAAAGGCAAAGACAGTATTTTGCATGGCATACGTAAATTGCAGGAATATAAAATTATTGTAAATAAGAAATGTGAACATACAATTGTCGAGTTTGATAACTATACATGGGAAAAAGATAAACAGAGCGGAGAATATATTGATAAACCTATAGACGATTTTAACCATGCTATAGATGCCATTAGATATAGTATTCAATCTATTAAAGCAAAAGCAAAAATATTAACTGTGAAATTATAGGAAGGAGGTAACAAGTGTATTACATAGATAAGACAGAAAATCTTACTTTAGAAAAAGTAGAAAAATATATTGAGGATTACAAATACAGATATTTACCCAGATTACTAAAAAATAAAAGATACTATGATTGCAAAAACGATGCCATTATGAATAGAACATTTACTGATATTACAAAGCCTAATAACCAAATTGCTACACCTTGGGCGAAATATATATCAACTCTAATATCAGGCTATTTTATGGGTAAACCCATTACATATGATACACAGCAGGAAGAATTAAAAAATATTATTGCTGGATTTGCTGTAAAAGAGATTGCTCATAATCAGAGTATAGAAAGAGACGTTTCCATTTTTGGAATCGGTGCAGAATTAGTATTTGTAAATGAAAATAAAGAAGTGCAGTTTGAAAAGTTAGAACCTACAACGGTTATTCCAATTTACAGTACAGACATTACAAAGGAATTGCTTTACTGTATCAGATTTTGGGATACAAAGGATATACTTTCAAATGAAACAACAACTTTTATAGAGGTATATTCTGCTGATGATATAAAGTATTATAAAAAATCTGTAAATGGCACTGTATTAACAGGTACAGAGGATAATTATTTTAAGCAAGTACCAATAAATATTTTTTATAACAATGAGGATATAACAGGAGATGCAGAGCCGGTATTAAAACTTATAGACGGCTATGACTTGGCTTTATCTGATACAGCTAATTTCAGGGAAGAACTTAACGACAGTTATTTGTGTTTCCGTAACGCTAACCTTGATACAGAAGATATCATTACCATGAAGCAGAATAGAATTATTTCTATTGAGGATTCACAGGAAGGTATGCAATCATCTGTTAGTTGGCTGAATAAAGACAGCAATGATGTTGAGAATGAGAATTATAAAAATCGTTTAGCAGATGATATTAAGCGTTTCAGTTTTGTAGCAGATATTGAAACGGCTAAGAGCCATACAACAGCTACAAGTGCGAAAATCGGCTTAATGGGTATAGAACAAATCTGTGCTGGTAAAGAAGTATATTTTAGGCAGGCTTTATTAAGACGATTAAATCTCATATGCAGATACTACAATCTATTAGGCAGTAATATAAATACAAATGATGTTAAGATTTCATTTGTAAGAAATATTCCGGTTGATTTATCAGTTATAGGTGATACTGTCGCAAAGTTAGCACCATTTGTAAGTAAGCGTACATTATTAGCACAAATTCCATTCATAAATAATATTGATGGTGAATTAAAACAAATTAAGGAAGAAAATAACCTTGATGCTTATGCCCCGGAAGGTGAAGCTGATGACGAATAATACATATTGGCAAGACAGAATGGACAATGTTCAAAAGCTAAGCAATAAGCAAGTAACACAAAGGTTAAAAAAGTTGTATCAGCAAGCCAATAAGCGCATCAATAAGGAAATAAATAATATTTGGATGCAGATGTTGGAAGACGGAGAAATATCAACAGCGAATCTTTATAAGAGTATGAGGTTTTCTAATTTACAAAATTTACTCCAAAAAGAGTTATATTCTTTAGGTTTGGAAAATGAAAAGTATTTATCATCTGCCTTATTAAAGGTGGCTGAACATGCTTATACTGACATGAATACATATATCAATAAGCCTGCTGATTTGACGATATTAGACACGGAGACAGCGAAACAGATAGTAGCTCAACAATATAAGGGTGCTGTTTTCAGTGAACGCATATGGAATAATACCGCTAAATTAAAGGGTGTTATTGAGAATAAAATAGTTGAAACTTCCATTTTGGGTAAGGATGTAAGAAAAGCCAGCAGGGAATTAAATAAGCTTATGGGTGAAGGATATAACCAAAGCAAAAGAATTGTAGTAACTGAAACAAGCAGAGTTTATAACGAATCATGCCGGCAGAAAGCAAAGGATAACGGATATACTCATTATAAATTTTTGGCTTATGAGGATGAAAGAACTTGTGAGGAATGTATGGAACTAGATGGGAAAATATTTCCTATAGATGATACGGAACATATGCCACCCTTGCATCCAAATTCACGCTCAAGTATAACAATTGTGTTACCAAATTAGACACCTAATGATGGTGTCTTTTTTAATGCAGAAAAATAATTATAGGAGGTTCTTAATGATAGAGCAGTGGAAAGATATTAAAGATTTTGAAGGTATTTATCAAGTATCAAATTTAGGTAGAATAAAATCACTTGAAAGAATTGTAATTGATAAAAAGGGAAATAAAAAGATTTGCAGGGAAACCATTAAAACCATACATGACAATGGGAAAGGTTATATGAATGTTAATCTATGGAAAGATAATAAAAGTTATATGAGATATGTTCATAGACTGGTGGCACAGGCTTTTATACCTAATTTAGAGGATAAATCAACAGTAAATCACAAGGATTTCAATAGAAGTAATAATTGTGTAGATAATCTTGAATGGGCTACTTATAAAGAACAAGAGAAACATAAATATGCAAATGGGCATGGTGGAGATAAGGGTTTAGCAGCACAAAAAGCTAGAGAAAGAATGTTAAGCAATCAAAACCCATCAAAATTAAATCCTAAATATGGTAAAGATAGTTCTAATCATAGAGATGTTATTTGTGAGAAAAAAATATTTGATACAATAAAAGATTGTGCTGAATATTACGGAGTGAATTACGGAACTATGAGAGGATATTTTTGTAATTATATGCCAAAAAAATGGGTTGATTTGGGATTAATGTATTATGATGAATATTTAGAAAAAACTGCCTAAACTGTACTAAAATTTTAGTATGGTTATTTTTATGCCTTGTTTTGGGGTTAAGGCTTTAAAGATAAAAACGTCATGTAACTATTACAGGGTATTGCAATTTCGCAATGCGTTGAACTTAACAGGAGGATTTTAAATGGAAGAAAATTTAAACACTGGTGTTGAAGATAATGAAACAGAAAATAAAGAAACACAGGAACAGGAAACTAAAACATTTACACAAGCTGATTTTGATAGAGAAATTTCTAAAATGTATGATAAGTTTGAAAAGAAATTCTCTAAACGTGCCGAGGAAGCTCAGAAACTTGCATCAATGAACGCTGAAGAAAAAGCAAAATATGAGTTTGAACAGCGTGTCAAAGAGTTGGAAAAAAAAGAGAAAGAATGGACGCTCAAAGAGAATAAATATGAAGCTGGTAAAATTCTTGGTGAAAAAGGCTTACCTGTTGCTTTTGCAGATTTTATTGTAGCTCAAGATGCCGAAACAATGATGGCAAATATTAAATTATTTGATACTGAATTTAAAAAAGCAGTAAGCAAAGAAGTACAGGCAAGAATAGGTGGAAATATACCAAAGGGTGGAACAGCAGATACTCCAGCTATGACAAAGGAAAAGTTTAAAACTTTATCATTAACAGAGCAGCAGGAATTGTATAAATCTGACAAAGATTTATATATGGAATTAGCACAATAACTATTGAAACAATTAAAGGAGAATGATAAATTATGGCAACTATTGGAACAGGATATGACAATTTTGTATTAGAAAATAAAATGACAGATTTGGTTAATACCAAACTTGATGCACGTAGTTTAATGACGATTGATTATTCATTGGCTGAAAGTGCAGGATTAAAGAAAATAGTAAATAAATATACCTATACTGGTGCAGTTGAAAAACTGGAAAAGGGTGCAAAAAATACTACAATCGGTACTGTTGCTTTTGTACCTACAACTTATGAGGTTGAAAGATTTCAGCAGACATTTAAGTACAATGATATGGATATAATGCAAGATCCGTATTTACTTGATGTTGCAACAACAGGGGCAAGTACAGTAATGGCAAATGAAATTAAAACAGAATATTTTACAGAACTTGCTAAAATTTCAAACAGTACAACATACACTACATTTAACTATGCTGCTATTGTGGATGCACTTGCAGCGATTAATAAAGAAGTTGAAGATGATATGTTTATTATCATGGGTAACGATTTAAAAGCAAAAATCAGAAAAGACAGCGATTTTATAGCAAGTAAGCAAGGTGAAATACTTTACACTGGCCAGTTTGGCACTATTTGTGGTTTGCCAGTATTATTTAGTAAACTTGTACCGGCAGATACTTGTTATATTACAAAGAAAGATGCAGTTAAATTCTTTGTTAAAAAAGAAGGTTCAGTGGAACAGAGCAGAGATGTAGAAACCAAAGATAATACTGTTGTTTATGAAAGACATGGTTTAGTTGCACTTGTAGATGATACATATTCAATTAAACTTACTAAAGCAGCATAATTAAGTTAAGTTAAAGAGGTGTCTCCGAATTATTCGGACTCACCTCTTTATTTAAGAAGGTGAGGATATGGAAGAATACATTGAAATTTGTAAAACTATATTTGAAACTTATACAGGTGTTTCTTATGACAGCACAAATAATGCTCATGTAATTTGTGTTTCTGAAATGGCAAAATGTCATAAAAACAGAGAAAACAACGAGGGTTTAGTTTCATTTAGCGGAAGTGGAATTTCTGAAAGCTACGAATCTTTATATCCTAAATATATTATTGTTATGTTGGAAAAGTTTAGAAAAAAGGTGAAATTGCTATGAAAACACAGCCTTTTAAACTTTACAAGATTACAACGACAAATGAAAGATATGGAGAAACAACAGAAGAAACATTTATTGACACAATTAACGTAGCTATTTCTGAACAGCACATGAAATCATACACTAATGAGATTCAATATTTGGTAAAAGTGGTTACAGGATTAACAGCTTATAAAGATTTTACAGTTGGTGGAAACTATTATATTTCAGATGATAATTATAAATATGAAATTCAATCCTTTATTGTTGGCAGATGGACGCAGTTACAATTAAAGCAGGTGATTATATGAGTGATATTACAATTAATCTGAATAGCTTTATTGAAAATATACTGCCGGAAAAAATAACACAGGGTTTGGAAATGGCTGGACAGTATGTAGAAAATACTGCAAAAGAAAATATTACTGAAATGGGAGCAGTTGAAACAGGTACTTTAAAAAATTCAATTACTCATAATGTGGAAGATAAAGCTGTTGAAATTGGCACGAATGTTGAGTATGCGTCTTATGTACACGATGGTACAAGTAAAATGGAAGGCAGGCCGTTTTTACAAAATGCAGTTGATGAACATATGACAGAGATAGGAGAATACTTTAAGAGAGGTGCTGAATTTTGATATTAGATAATATTTTGCAAAAGTTAGAAGAAGATGAACAGTTGAAACTTTTATTAAATTCCACTTCAAATAATACTGGTATCTATCTTAATAAAACAGATAAATCAGACAGTATTATATATAGATTTATTAATCTATCCAATGATGGAATTATAGAGCAAAGCAGGCTTGAGATTAGCTGTTTGAGTAAAAATTATTTGAAAGCAAATGCAATTCTTGAAAGAGTAAAAGCTGTTTTACTTACTATTGGGGATAAGCAATTTAATAATGATGTTTTGGAAATTGCCTTAAATGGTGGAGGTTATTTATTTGATAATGATACCCAAAATCATATTATTAAGGCTTTTTTTATTGTGAAGAATAAATACAGGGGGTAATAATAAATGGAAAAAATAGTTTTAGGCAGCGGAAAAATTTATATTACTGAATATGCGGATTCAATACCAGAGGATTCAATAATTGAAGTTGATGATAATTTATTAGGATATATTCAAGGTGGAGCTACAATTAGTTATAAGCCTACATTTTATGAAGCAAAGGATGATTTAGGCTTAATTAGTAAGAAAATAGTTACAGATGAAGAAGCTGTTTTAAAATCCGGAGTAATGACGTGGAATGGCGAAACGCTTAAAAAGTTATGTTCTACAGCAAGAGTTACAGAGGATACATCCACACACACCAGAACTGTAAAAATCGGCGGTACTGGTAATTATGACGGTAAAAAATATGTTATTCATTTTGTGCATGAAGATGAAACCGACGGTGATATTAGAGTTACTATTGTGGGAAGTAATGAAGCTGGTTTTGAGCTTGCTTTTGCAAAGGATAAAGAAACGGTTATAAATGCAGAGTTTAAAGCACAGCCGCTTGACAGTGAAGGAACACTTATTATTTATAAGGAAGAAGATAATACGATAACTGCATAACCTGACCGTCATATTTGACGGATAAATACTGACAAGGGCGTATGTATGAATTACGTCCTTTATTTTATAGGAGGATTTTAAATGTTAGATTTAAGCAAAATTAAGCAAGAATACTACAAGATTAAATTAGCAGACGGCACTGTTTTAAAGCTGAAAAAGCCAACACAGGCAATGCTTATTACATTATATGATATGAAAGATATTGCTGATTCGGAAGATATTGAAATATTGGATAAGTTATATGAGTTTTTACTAAGGATTTTTAATCGTAATTTAAACAATATAATTTATACAAAAGATGATATTCAGGAAATATTGGATATTAAAACAGCAATGATATTTTTACAAGATTATTTTGATTTTCATTATAAACAGTTGGGGGAATAATTATCCCCTGTATGCCTACTGGTGCAGGGGATGAAGAAAAGCCGTACTTATATACGGATACAGAGGATTTAAAAATGGTGGCTGATTACAGCAGATTAAATTTTAACGAGTGCTTGGAATTGAATTGTTATACTTATAAGTGTCTTGTTAGAGATGCTTTTATTTATAAGATGCGTAAAACAGAAAAAGGCATAGATTACCTTGAAACTTGCTGGTTATTACAGCAGACACAGCCGGACAGAAAGAAATTAAGAGAAAAATTTGGAAGCTGATAGTAACACTGTTACTACCAGCTTTCTATAAGGAGGTGAATAATGAGTGTTAGATTTAGGCGAATTGGGTATTAGGCTTGTTGTAAATGATAACGGTGCTAGTAATCAATTATCAAGTTTTGGTACTAGTGCAGATAATGCAAATACAAAAATATTTAATCTTAAAGATGGGTTGAAAAAATTAGCAACGGCTTTTGGTATTGGATTTACAATTAAAAAAGTTGCAGACGGATTAATAAATTGTACTAAAAGTGCCGCAGGTTTTGAAACAAGCTTTGGAAAAGTATCAACTTTATTAGATAGTAGCACAACGGATTTTGACGCTTATAAAGATAGTATAATTGATGCCAGTGATAAAACAGGTGTTGCTGTTGATGAATTATCAGAGAGCATATATGGTTCTATTTCCGCTGGTGTTGATAGTGCAGATGCCGTCAAGTTTACAACTGATGCTGTTAAACTTGCTAAAGGAGGTTTTACAGACACAGCTAAGGCCGTTGACGTTATGACAACTGCTATTAACGGTTATAAATTAAACACCGAAGATGCAAGCAAAGTATCTGATATGCTTATTACTACTCAAAATTTAGGTAAGACAACAGTAGATGAATTAGCTTCTTCAATGGGTGCAGTTATTCCTATTGCAGCCAATGCTAATTTTGGTATAGATGAGTTATCAGCCAGTTATGCAACTCTTACTAAAAACGGTATTGCAACAAGTGAAGCCGGTACATATATGAAGTCCATGCTTGCAGAATTAACTAAATCTGGAAGTAGTGCTGATAAAGCATTGCACACATTAACCGGCAAAGGTTTTGCTGAATTAAAAAGCGAAGGTAAGAGTACAACTGATATTTTGCAAATGCTTTCTGACAAAGCCAAAGATAACGGACAATCATTAAAGGATATGTTTAGCAGTACGGAAGCTGGAAGTGCAGCATTAGTTTTGATGTCACAAGACGGTTCTGAATACAACGATATGTTAAACGCTATGGGTGAAAGTGCTGGTGCAACAGAAGATGCTTTTAATAAAATGGCAGATACACCGGAAGAAAAAATGAAAGCACTCAAAAACAATTTTAGTAACATAGGTATTGAAATAGGCGAGGTATTATTGCCTATTGTAATGAATGTTGCTAATTGGGTATCTGATCATATGCCGGAGATACAAGCCGTAGTTGAAACTGTTACTACAGTTATTGGAACATTAATCAAAGGTTTATCCGCTATAATTTCCGCATTGGTTAAATCAGCACAAACAGATGGTACATATTTTAATGCAGTTTGGACAGAAATTCAGGTTGTATTTGAAACTGTATTTAAAGCATTGCAAGATATTTTTGCAGTATTTACGGCAGCTTTTAACGGTGACTGGAAAACTTGCTGGGAAAATGTTAAGAAATTATTTTCTGATATATGGGAAGGAATTAAAAAGTTATTAAAAGCAAACTTAAATATTAGTATTACCATCATTAAAGGATTTGCATCAGTTTTATTAAACGCAGCTAAGTTTTTATTTAATAAAATTTTAGAAGGATTTAAAAATGTTTGGGGCAATATTAAGACTTGGGTAAGTACAAGTATGCAAAATTTGGTTACAGTTATTACCAATATCGGAAGTAAAATGTATTCGGCAGGCAAGGAAATAATAACTAAACTATGGGACGGATTGAAAGATGTTTGGGGAGATATTAAGAATTGGGTATCTAATAAAGTATCTTGGATTGCTGACAAAGTAAAATTCTGGAAGAAAAGTAATGACAGCATGAAAACAGATGGCAGCCACAGAACAGGACTTGAAAGTGTTCCATTTGATGGATACATTGCAGAGTTACATAGGGGTGAAATGGTATTAACACAGCCGGAAGCCGATAGGTACAGAGATGGAGATAATACTTCTACAGTAACAAATAATTCTACATTTAATATTAATGTGGGAAGTGTCAGAAATGACAGCGATATAAATAAAATTTCAAGGGAATTACAGACAGTTATAAAAATGAATAATCGAAGTTTGGGGGTGGTATAAATGGCGGTTTTAAGCAGAATAAAAGGATTTTCATTTAATGGAGCAGTTGTTAATAACACTCTGGATAATGGTGTTTACCTTCTTGATGTTAATAAAGATGCAGTGCCGGAATTGTTGTACACAAGTTTTAATATACCAAACAGAGATGGAACATTAACAATATCAAATAGATTTGAAAATAAAAATATTACTGTTAAAATTGGAGTTTATGCCGCTACAGTAACAGAAAGAAGAAGTATTGAAAGAGAACTAATTAAAAATATGGTGAGAACTGAAGGTAAGCTCATTTTTTTAGATGAGCCTACCTTTTTTTATAAAGCAAAGATATATGGTGCAATTGGTAGAACTGAAGGGGATGTATTTACTGAAATACAGATTTCTTTTTTATGCAGCCCATTTATGTATGAACTATATGACGATTTGAGAGATTACACAGTTAATCAGCTTTCAGGCACTACTATTGAGAGCATAGAAGGCTTGTTAATAAATAAATCAGCATGGCAGAATATAACTGATAGGACAGTTAAAACAGTTGTAAATAGCGGTAATTACAAGGCTTTTCCTACTATTGAGATTGTCGGCACAGCAAGTTTATTAACAATACAGATTAATGATGTAGCTTTTAGTCTTTCGGACGTTGACGGCACAGTATATGTGAACTGTGAAAAAATGATTTGCTATACTCAATCAGGAAACACAAAGACGTCATTCTTACAAAATTTTACTGGCAGCTTTCCGTTTATCAGCACAGGTGAAAATACAGTTATTATTGACGGTACAAGTTTGGATTTAACAGAAATTACAGTTGAATATCCAAATACGTACATAGTTTAGGAGGCGATTAATTGGATTTAGAATATATTTATGGCAGTGATACAGGCAAAGAAGGCTTTGAAAAGACAAATAGGAACTTTAGTACCGTGGCATCAACAGCAACCGCTGCATTACCGGCAACTGATTTTACAGGGGCAAATGTACTTACTAAATTGGCGGCAGATAATAGCGTATTACCTGTGAAAAATGGTGGAACGGGGGCTGCCGAATCATTAACCGCATGCAGTAATTTAGGAATAACACAAATGTTTAGTAATCCTAATTTGCTTATAAATGATTTTCAAGTAGCGCAAAGAGGTACTGATATAACTACAACAGTGGGTTATCAGTATACTCTTGATAGATGGTGTTGCCAATATATAAATACAAGAGCTACCCGTCTTAACAATACTTCGCCTGCTCCATGTTTATACTCATACCAAGTCATTAATAATTATACTTCTGCACAAAATATATTGCTTTTACAAGCATTAGAAAACTATAAATCACTTGCAGGAAAAACATTAACTGCAAGTGGTTGGATAAGAGGTGTAGGTGGATATACAGGTACTTACTATATGAGAATTGGCACAAACGGTTCTTTAGTTCTAAATTTGACATCTGAATGGCAATATTTTTCAATTACTAAAGAAAATGTATCATTTAGCGATACAGATATTAGAAGTCAGGGAATTGTTTTTTATGGTGGTTCTGTAAATTTTCCAAGCGCAGGTCAAGGTATAGAAATAGCAGGAGTAAAATTAGAGTTAGGTTCAGTGGCAACACCATTTGTACCAAGACCATATGGGGAAGAATTGGCATTATGCCAGAGATACTATATAAAATTTGGTACATACTACGGCACATCTGCATCTACCACGTACTCGGAGGTTACGAATTCAGCTACTATTTATATAAATATACCTGTAGCTTTAATGAGAATATCTCCGACGATATTATATAACAGTGGGAACACTAACAATTATATTGTTTTTTCAGGTACATACAAACACATTACTGGAATAACTGTAAGTTCTGTAAACGGTGGTACTATAAGATGCACAGTTTCATTTGACGGTACAATTCCAGCATGCACACTATATTCGGTATTAATAATTGATTTAGCTTTTGACGCAGAAATTTATTAAGGAAGTGAAAAAATGGATGATGAAGCAATAAAAGTGTACATAAAAGTAGATAGTAATAATTGCATAACAGATATTAATTCATCAATATTTTTATCAAATACAACAGACTGGATACAAATAGATGAAGGCACAGGCGATAAATATGCTCATGCACAGAACAACTATTTTGACAAGCCTCTCTACGAAGAACATGGAATTTGCCAATATAAGTATGTAGACGATTCTGTTTTAGAGAGAACAGCAGCGGAAATACAGATTGATATTGATGCTTTGCCGGTTACGATATCAGCACAGGAAAAAACAGATATGGCAATAGCGGAATTGACAACAATGATAGCAGGTTTAATGACAAACTAATAAGGAGGAAATTAATATGACATTTACAAAAAACAGCGGTTTAGTAATGGTTTGGGTAAGTTTGGTTTTGAATGGGACATACACACTTGATAATGTCCCTAAAGTGTACAATCTGAAAGAGGTTGTCACATCGGTTGTAAACGGTACAGCAGAATAAATACATAAACCCTTGCCAAACGGCAGGGGTATTTTTATGAAAGAAGGTGATTATATCAGTTATCCAATTATAGTAAATAAAAACGCATTAACTGTACCTTTGGCATATTTAAACAATATTGAAGAAGGTACGTGCAAAATTAAAGAAACAATCAACGGCGAGTATACATTGAGCTTTACTGCAATTATTGAGGAATTTAAAACAGAACTTCTCTATGATGAGAATAATTTAATTGAAGTTGACGGAGATTTATTCAAACCTTTAACTCTTGAGGAAGAACACAGTGAAGATGGCTTATTAACGATTTCTGTAAGCTGTGAGCATATTGTTTATGAACTGCTTGATAATGTTATGCCTGATTTTAGTTACAGCTATAAAGACATTACAACGGTTATGACAGCATGTTTGTTAGGTACAGATTTTACGTTTGCCGGCACAGATGTAACACTGAAAACAGATATAAATTATACGGAAGAATGTAACAGCAAGCAGATACTGCAAGCCATAGCCAATAACTGGAAAGCTGAACTTGTTTACAACAGATATAATATTTACGCCTATAAACAAAGAGGGCAGGACAGAGGTGTAGATTTCCGGTTTGGTAAGAACATTACAGGCTTAAAACGTACAGTTGACCGCAGTAAAAGGGATGATGACGGAAACCCAACTGTCAGTTATGAGGTTGATGTGGTTGAGTTAAAATTTGTCGATGAAGATTATGCACAACTGGAACATTTTGAATTAGGCGATACCGTAAGAATTGTAGACAGTGCATTGAATATATCTGCTAAACAAAGAATTGTAAGCCTTGAGAGGGATGTTTTAACAGGTAAAAATACAACTATCACATTAGGAAATGTACAAGACGATATAAGAACTACGGTAAGCGGCTTGCAGCATGATACAGCAGAAACAAAGCAGACAATCAATCAAAGTAAACCCGATTGGGACAAAATTAAGGAAATAACCGACAGTTTAGGCAATGTTATTGCAAGTAAATTATCCGGTACATTACAGCTTGCAACTACAGCAATTGAGAACGCAACCACAACTATGAAAATATCTGATAACGGAATATTGTTTCATAACCAGCCAACTGAAGAATTGAGTACGTTTGCTTGTCTGCTGAACAGTAACGGAATTATGTTTGCTAATTCCAAAGATGCTAACGGAGATTGGGAGTGGCAGAGTGCGTTAAATGCAGATGGATTAATTGCTACAAAAGTGATTGCCAGTGCGTTATATGGCTTAACTATGGAAGCTGTTAGTGTTGTAGGCGGTACTATTACAGGTGGTACTATTAACGGTGTCACAATAGAGGGCAGCACCATTTATGCAGGTGATAGGGCAAGCGGTACATATTTAAGCATAGACACGTCAGGAAATATGAAGGCGTATTATGATAATGTATTAACCTATGAGTTTTTAGCAACAAACAGAGCTGGAACTATTAAACTTGTAGATGGTGACGATACATCAAATAATATTATTTTTGATTCTTATTTTGATTATAATAATATGGCTTCACAGGCTATAAGATGCAGTAAAAGATTATATATTGACAGTGGCTATAATTTTATACTTACAACAGGACAGGCTACAATTACAGTTGAAGATGGTAATATTACACTTAATCCAGGCACTGGTGGAACTGTAAATGTTAATGGAGATTTATATGTATCAGGAACAATACATAATTCATAAGGAGGTACATAATGGATATAGCAAACTTAATAAATACATTTGGTTTTCCAACTGCTTGCGTTATAGCTTGCGGTTTCTTTATTTGGAAAATGTGGGAACAGCAAAATGCAGACAAAGAAAAATTATATGTAGAGTTAGATAATTCGAGAACGGCAACAGAAAAAGCACTGGATGTTATACAAGGATATTCAGAAAAATTGAATATTATTGAAAGTGATGTTAAGGAAATAAAAGAGAAAGTTGTGGGATAA